GGGCGAAACAAAGGGTCCATCGGACCCGGCTCACATGGGCAAAGAGCAACGACAACGCCGCAGGGCGGGCCGATCCGGTCCGCCCTGCGGCCCGTCTGGAGGGAACCACGTGTCCTTTTTCGACGCCGACCAACTCCAGGCGTACCTGCGGCTGAGCAACGATGACAGCTGGGATGACGTCACGATCATCGCCGCCTCCGCCCGTCAGGCCGTCGAGGACAGATGCGGAGCGGTCGACATCCGGGACGTCTCGGAGCTGATGACCTCTGCCGTGCTCACGTACGGCCCTGTCCTTGAGTTGCTGTCGGTCTCTCGCGACGGGGCGGCCTTGTCCGAGGCCGACTACCGTGTCGGCCGGGGTGACGTTCTGGCCGCGCTGTCAGGGTCCAGCGTCGCTGGACTGACCGTTACTTATCGGGTCGGTCGCAATCCCGTCCCGGAGTGGGCTGGCATGGCGGCGCGGATCATTGCTCGCCACCTCTGGCGGACGCAGCGCCCGAGCCGCGCTGGCTCTGACGAGCAGACGTCCGGGTTCGCGATCCCCAATGCCGCCGCGAGTCTCATGGCTCCGCACGCGACGTTTGGCATCGCATGATCGAGACATCGAGCCGCCTCCCCGAGTTCGTCGAGGCGATCGTCGCCGCCGTGGCTCCAGCCATCCCGGATGGGCTGGTGCTCTACGGGGACCCTGGGGACCAAGCGCTTCCCGACCTGGTTGTCTCCGTGATGTGGGCGCCCGAGGATGGGGATGGCGCGACCGTCCGGACGGAGCGGGCCGAGGGGCTGGGGCACCGTTATCGCGACGTCTACCAGGTGCGCTGTGTGGTGTCGATCTGGTCTGGGGACCATTACGACACGGTTGCGTCTGGAATGCTGCGGCGCTGCCGTGACGTCATGGATTCGGTGGAGTTGGCGCTGAAGCAGACCCAAGGGCTTGGCGTGTTGGATGACGCCGGCTTGGGCCCGGACATTGCGTCTGGGGTGCGACAGGTCAAGGACGGCACGGCAGTCGAGGTCCGGTTCTCGGTAGTCGGGACGGCGCTGCGCTAATGCCCGTCGAATACCCACGGCTCAGTGTGCTCGTAGGCGAACTCGGGGTTCTGCCGCGAGCGGTCCGCTCCGAACTCCGGCGGAGCTTTCGCGCGGCCGGTGAGACCGCGCTCACGAAGGCCCGATCAAATGCAGGCTGGTCGTCTCGGATCCCCCAAGCAATCAGCCTGCGCACATCGACGCGTGGCCCGCGTGCTGGCGTGGCCCTGCGAGTGGATGCCCGAGTCCCACACGCCCGCCCATACGAGGGCCTGAGGCGCGGCGGCGGCCGATCCTTCCGGCACCCGGTCTTTGGGGAGGGCTGGGTTATCCAGGCAACGCGCCCGTACCTACGCCCCGCCGTCGATTCAGTCTCGGAGGCCGTCCTGGCCGCCTCCCGAGACGCAGTCCAGATAGCCGCCCGATCCGCGGGCTTCCGCTGAGGAGACGAACACATGCCGCTGTGCGCACACCCTGACCTGCCTGGCCAGGTCGCTGACCTCATCAATCCCGAGGCATTCCCGGGATGGGAACCCATCGAGCCCCCCGCCGAGTCCGACCCCACCCCTGAGCCTCGCGACAGCGCGGCCGAGACCGAGGAGTAACAATGCCTGCCCTGACTGCCACCACGAGGTTCTTCCAGCGCGGCACCACGAAGGTGTACTTCCTGCCGACCATCGCCGCGGGGAACCTGACCCCTACCCGGCCCGAGATCACGGCCGGTACTGACCTGAGTGCCGAGATCGCAGACCTTGCGGGCTGGGCTGTCGGCGTCGACATGATCGACGTGCCGGACCTCGGATCGCGCTTCACGGCCCAGATCAACGGCTCGATCAAGCCCGAGCAGTCGAGCATCACGTTCTACGGCGACGTGGGCGGCGCCGATGCGCGGACGAACCTGCCCGTCGACCAGGCCGGGTTCATCGTCTTCATGGATGGCGGCGACGTCCCGACGAAGAAGCTCGACGCCTACCCGGTTAAGGTCGCCTCGCACAGCAAGCTGCGCACCTTGACCAACGCGTTCCAGATCACGATTTCGTTCAGCATCACCAAGGCGCCGGGCGAGAACCTGACGATCCCGGCGTGACGACCCTACGGGACCGCTTGGCGGCGAAGTCTCGCCGCCGAGTGGTCGTCCCGGTGCAGGTGGCCGAGATGTCCGAGGAGGCCGCAGCGGAGTTGCTGGACCTCCAGCGGACGGCTCTTGCCGCTGCGCAGTCGGGCGACATGGCGTCACTGGATGGCCTCAACGATCGGGCGGACAGCCTGCGCGAAGGCACGACCGTGCCCGTGGCGTTCACGGCCACACCGGCATTCGACAAGGTTCTCGGCGCGTACCCCGACAGCGAGGGCGGCACCGACTGGCTCGCGGCCCTGCCGATGCTGGCGGGGTTGTGTGCAGAGGATGAGTCCTTGCAAGACGACGCCGTGTGGGTCGAGCTGCTCGACTCGTGGAGTCACGGGGAGAAGCTCACCCTGTGGTCTGCCTTGGTCGGCGTCAACACCGTGGCCCTGTCGCCCCACATCCCAAAAGGCTGAGGCGGGACCGCCTGTTCGCGGCGCGCATGGCGTACTGCGGACCCCGCGGAATCCCGCTCCATGAATTCACCGCATGGCCTGAGGAGTCGCAGGCGGCGGCCCTGCACTGGCAGGAGTACGAGGCGTCGCGTTGCACGACGTGCGGGACGTTCGATGACGACTGGATCGACGCGTCCGGGGAGCCTCAGGAGCCGCAGCACTGGCACGGCCGGGTCTGCCCTGGCTGCCAGCGACTCCAGGCCGCACAAGAGTCCATGAATGCCGAGCAGGGCGAACGGGGCCTGCACGTCGCCGCCGCAGACGGTCCAGCCGCTAGCTGCGTTCTCTGTCGCGCCAACACATGAATAGGGGGTCCGGGTGAGCACTACCGACCTGCTCGTCCGGATCGAGTCCCAGTTCCAAGACCGGGGCTTCAAGTCAGCTGAGGCGTCCGCCAAGACCCTTGAGCGGGAGCTAAACAAGCTTGAGCACGCCGAGCGGGCTATGGCCAACCTGCAAATCCAGGCGGCCCGCGAGGATGCCGTGCGGACACAGACGCGCCTCGCCGCCATGGAGAAGGTGGGCCGTGGGGCTACCGCGATGGGCGTCGCTACAGCCGCCGGCTATGCCCTCGCGGCCAAGGCCGCCATGGATTGGGAGTCGGCCTGGACCGGAGTTACCAAGACGGTCGACGGGTCCGCGTCGGACATGGCGAAACTCCAGAGCGAACTCCGCGGCCTGGCCAACACGCTCCCGACCACGCACGAGCAGATCGCGGCGGTGGCTGAGGCTGCCGGTCAGCTGGGCGTGAAGCGCGCTGACGTCGCGGCATTCACGCGGACCATGATCGACCTCGGGGAGACCACCAACCTGACGTCCGACGAGGCGGCCACTGGCCTGGCGAAGCTCGGCAACATCATGGGGGTCTTGCCGTCACAGGCATCCAGGGCCGGGTCGGCGCTGGTCGCCCTCGGTAACGATGGGGCGTCGACCGAGCAAGACATCCTCGCCATGGCGCTGCGCATCGGGGCCGCAGGTCGGACCATCGGGCTGACTGAGGCCCAGGTGATGGGGTTCGCCTCGGCGCTGTCGTCGGTCGGCATCGAGGCCGAGGCGGGCGGTTCCGCGATCTCCCGCGTGTTCGTTGACGTCGCTCAGGCCGTCGACAAGGGCGGCGTGCAGGTCGAGCGATTCGCGCGCGTCGCTGGTATGTCCGTCGACTCGTTCTCCGAGAAATTCCGCACGGACGCGGCGGGCGCCGTGACCGCCTTCGTGGAGGGCTTGGGCCGAGTCGAGGCGTCTGGCGGATCGGCATTCCAGACCCTCGAGGATCTTGGCCTGTCCGAGATCAGGGTCCGGGACACCCTGCTGCGCGCAGCGAACGCGAGCGACCTGCTGCGGACCAGTGTCGACCTGGGCACGAAGGCATGGACCGACAACCTCGCGCTGACCCAGGAGGCCAGCAAGCGGTACGAGACGGCCGAGTCGAAGATCAAGATGGCTCGGAACCAACTCAACAACGCCGCGATCGATGTCGGAGCCGTCGT